TTGTGGTATTGCAGGTAGTTATGACACTCAAGTTTCCTCACTTCCAGAGTGTTGGTTGAAGATGACGAAGAGTCAAAGGTCTACATATACAAAGAAAAAGAAAGAAGAACTTTTTTCTATAGAAATAAGGAGTAATAAGTAATGGATATATTAGATGACTTTCCAGTAGAAGAAGAACCTATGGAACCTGAATTGGTTTCTGAGTTTATGGTAATCATTAAAGACTTAAAAAAGAAACGTATTACAGCACAAGTATATTACAAAAGATTAGCTAAGTTCTGGGAGAAGCATGGGTTTCCAGAATTTGCAGAAGAAACTTTATTGTACGTTACGGATTAGTTCTCCTTACGTTTTCTTGTCTCTTCTTTATTCTGTTTATAATTCTTTCTGTAATCGCATCTGCATCGTAGTCATCATATAGTATAGGATTTTCTGCTCCATAAGTTCTATTGTAATCTTGTATTAATCTAACGGCTTTGTCGCTATCACCATCTATAATAGCATCTCTTATGTCTCCTAATCTTAATTGTTTAATTCTTAAAACATAAGCGTTTCTCTGACCAACGGGTTCAAACTTCTCAGCAAATCTTCTAGGAACTGTACCGAGTATAGGAGCCACATACTTTGGAAGTCTTTTAACTGTTCCTAATCCGTATGTCTTTGTATCTTCTATTGTTCTGGTCATAGCACTCCATATCTTATCAAAGTCCTGAACGATCGCAGGTTTGAAAGCAAACTCAATAGCTCTTATTTTATTTTCATTAGCAACAATATCTCCTATGACACCAAACGCACCAACAGATGCAAACCTATCTACATAATCATCTATGGTAAATTCAGACATTTCTACAAATTGATCTGATCCCACATCTGATAGCTTAGTTCCTTTTAGTAGGTACGGAAACATGTATCTATTATTATCATAGACCTCATTACCTGCTATATATTCTGCAAATGCATCTCTCGCATATCCAACAAACTCACCACCTGCCATCCCCGCCACACCAAGTCTTAGTATAGGAAACAAGTTACCACGAGACACCTCTGCCTGTAACTGCTCTCTCATCCAGTTAAACTGTTTATAACCAAACTTTTTAAATAAAAAGAAAGGTCTCCATCTAGGGTCAAGAGAAACTAAAGGTTCTGTGAGCACGTTTCTTTGTAGCTGACTGTCTCTTGAGAACTTATACATAGCTTCATATAGTTGTCTCTGTGTGGGAGTTTTTGTATGATCTGCAAAGCCTAATTCATTTAGAGTCTTAATCGCCCACTGCCTTCTGTTTATCCTAGCACCGCCTAACAACTGAGGTAACTTAATACCTGTATCTAGTAAAGCACTTCTTCCATTAGCTGTTTTCCTAAGTGCCAGTATCCACTCCCTAGCCGCCGCCGCAGAAAGTATTTGGTTGTACTCATTTATTCTTTGGAATTGTGAAACCCTTGTTGTTATATCCGCAAACCTACCCATGAACCTATCTGATGGTTCTAAGTTAGAAATCATTTGAAAGACAGACAAATTAGAAACACCAGACTTTCTAATAGCATCTCTGTATCTTAATCCAGTTTTAGAATCCACTACAGGGTTTACAGATAAATTATACATTGACCTTACCAAAGGCCTATACCCTGTTCGTATTGCAGTAGATATAAAAGTCTGTGTTATGTTTGGTATTGTAGCAAAACCTAAACCAATCTTTGTACCTATTTGGAAATCAACAATATCTCCCCAAAACTTTCTTGCAGTTGGTGTCTTCCAATTATAAGATGGATCAATTTCAATTTTATTTGTAGAGGCAGAAAATAACTGTTTTAACAATCTACTTGATTCACTAAGTTGCTTTGAAAGTTTTAAATCGCCTGCTTTTAAAGCATCCTTAGAAGACTTATGAAGTGCATTGATTCTGCTAGTAATGACCTCTCCCTTCTTGCCAAAAGTTTCTACAAAAGATATTCTGTTTGCCACTTGTTTTGAGTACCTTGAAAGAACTAATCTAACATCTCTTTCCATAAATTCTTTTGGTATGTCAACCCCTTTTCTAGCAACTTCTAAGTTCTTTGCTGTGTTAGCAAACTGAACCGTAACTGCACGGTTAAGGTCGTAAAAAGCTTGAGCCATCTTTCTATTGACCTCAGCTTGCTGTGCCCTTGTTCTAGGTTTTACATTAGGATCAACCCCACCCATTTTTTGCAGTGCATTAATAGTAGCAGGGTCAAACTGTTTTGTATCTATGTAAGACTTTAACAAGTCTTGAAAGTTTTTATTGTTTGCTAGCTTACTGTCAAATGCTAACTCTGCATTGTTCTTTGCTATATTTGCTATGTCTTTATTAAATATCCCTAAAAACTCAGGCTTTATCATTCTAGGAAAATAAAATTGTTCTTTAGGGCCTAGATCAATACCCGCCTTATTAGCCAACTCCCATATACTATCAAATGTTTTTCTAATCTCTTGTACCTTTTGGAAGTCTGGTAGGTTTTTATTTTTTGCAATGGCGTATCTAGGGTCTTCAAGCTTGTCAGCTAAAGATTGATTGTATTCTAATAACTTTTTTCTTTTAAATAAACCGCCTTTAAACACACCTGCACTTCTAAACTGCTGTATAAAGTCACCAGTCAATGTTAGTTCTCTAATGTTAAAGCGATCAAAGTCTCTAAATGACAACGTTTCTAATTGTGTTGTTCCTCTATTTTTTGTTTGCCTGTAAAACTTAGGAAGAGTGGGGAACAGATCATCAAAAAATCTTTTCTTTGGTAGTAAACTACCCTCCCAACCTGCTTCCGTTAACTGCTTACCTAAATCAAGAACTCTCTTCTCATGCCTAAGTTCATTTAACAGCTTAAGCCTTTCTACACCACTTAAAGAGTTTAAGGAGTATTTATTTTTTACACCTTCTGCTGGTGGCTTTAGTCTTGATGCATCTATATGCTCATTAAATTTTTTAGTATCTAATTTTAACTCTTTTGTAAGGTTTTTTATTTGATTATTTCTGTATGTAGCAAGACCTTTTTCTGTTCTAGCTTTGCTTTTTCTTCTAAACAATAATTGGTCAAATTGATCGTAATTAATTTTATCTACTTTCTGAGTCTGCTTGTTTCGCAACTGAACTGTTTTTTGTTTGTCATTAAAACGCAAACGATCAAACTCTGTTCCATATCTATCCGTAAAAACTTCATTGGTTTCTATCATATTACGAACACTTCTTTTTTGAACGTCTTTACCAGTCTCCTCCATTATGTATCTTGCTGTAGTTTCAGCATCCATTGCGTTCTCGTACTGCCTAGACTTTACAGCATCTATACCTTTTTTAGCATACCTTAACGCCGCTTTCTGTGCTGTTAAGCCACCTATAACACCCGCCGCATGTATATACCCCTCTACATTTATATCTTCTCCACTAAGAATAGGAGCAAGAGTGCCAAACTCAGCAGTCTCTACAGCTTTTACAGCAAGAGTTTGAGTTGTAGGATTTAAACCTTTTAGGGCAGACCTTACAATCGGCCCAGTGCCTGCTGTCACAGCACCTAACGCACTACCTTTAATACTTTCTTTTAAAGCCATAACTTCATCAAAGTCACCGCTTTCAATCTTTGTCATTTGCCCTGTGGCTAGACCTTGATAAAACCCTAACCCTGTTGCTCCAGCCGCACCTTCAATTAATGCCTTATGAACTACTCTAGGAGCGGCTTGCTCTACAGCTTTTTTAGCTACCGTAGGTGCAACTCCATTGCTAGTCATAATTTGAATAGCTTTGTTTGGGGCGTTACCTAATATTTGTTTTACTGCAAGATCATCTAATTTTTTTGTTACAATAGTGTTAGTAGCTGTTTTTGACAATCCTTTTTTTAGAGCTTCTTTTGCTCCTGTTTTTAAAGCTTGTTTAGCGGCGAACCCTCCAATACCACCACCAGCCGCCATTGTTGCAAAATCTAGTGGTTGTATAAAAGATATTACGGTAGCACCTATGTCCTCTAATGTGCTAGGATTATAATTACCAAGATTAAACCTTTGCTCTCCAGATACAATCTGTTCTGACAGGCCCGTTATACTTCTATTGTACCCATCCTTAACCCAGTCTGGTAGCCAGTTTCCGGGTATAAATCCATACAAAGATTCATCTTCAGATGACTTTTTTATTTTATTTGATTCCTGTAAAAAGTTTTCTCTATATGCATCAGGATCAAAGTTATCAGTTACAGGATCAGAGTCAGCTTCTAGATATTCACCTGTTTCATAAAACCTATTGATAACATCATTACTTACTTTATCTGGATTTTGGTAAGCCAGACCTAGGGCATTGGTAAAAGACCTGTATGAATCTGGATTCGTTGGCATGTTTTATATTGCTTGCTGTACTGGCTTTGCTGTAGAAAAACCTTTGAATAGTTGTTTTAATTGATCTTGAGGCACATCGCTATATAAACTTAATACAGAAAAGAAATCATTGCTAAATTCACCACTGCTAAATTCACCTGTGTTTGGATCAATAAACTCTCCATATTCTTTTTTAATATCGTTAGATATTTTTTCAATTTCTTTGTTTAGTTTTTTTCTAGTAAAATCTCTGCTTTTTTCATTTGGTATATTTTGAACATCTAACAATCTGTTAGATAGGTTTTGTAATTTTTTAACATCGTTAGCATACCTCCTAGCTGTTTGTGGGTTTTTCAACAAAGGTTTAGCTGTAGATATATCCTTTACGTCAAAGTTATCCGTTTGCTGTGCACTAATAGTTTCACCAAGTTGCAAGTCAGCAGGTTCAGTAGTGTCTTGTTCCGTTGTCTGAGGTTGAGCTTGTGCACTAGGTATATTTAGTATGTCTTGTATAGGAGTTGAGCTTTGTCTTTGAACCGTATCGGCTTGAGTCTCAATCGGTGCATTTGCCATATCTAACATATCATTTATTTCTTGCTCTTCAAACTCTTTAATCTCTGGGCTGGCAGGAAACAAAGAAGCATCAGCATAAAAAGTTTCTTGATCGGTTGGTATGATTGCACCTACAGGTACTTTGATACGAGCACGATACTCTGCTTCTGTCTCTAATTTGTACTTAGGTTTATTCATTATTTTAGAGATTGTTTCTTGCTCGAACTGTATTCTTTCTTTTATGCTTCGGCCACCAAGACCAGATGTAATCGCATCTTGTCCTTTTATCTGAGCTTCTCTTAATTCTTTTATGTTGTTTTCGGAATCAATCACGGTGTTATAATCTGCTCTAGCTTCGGGGTCTAGTGTCTTCCATTCTTCAAGTGGTATCATTCCTTGGTTTTGCCTGTTAACTTTTTGAGTGTTTAATTGCTCTAATCGAAACAACTGACCATCTAAATCACTATTGTCTCCGGGTCTTATATTAAAATCTTCTCTGAATTTTTTTAACTCTGACTTATGTTGGAAAGGATTAGTGTCTGATCTACCTGCCTTTGCCCTAAGCTCAGCAAATCTATCTGCTCTTCCAACGGTGCTTTCCTGAATAGACTGAATACGTGCAACATTATCCACATCACCAAGATTTTTAAATATTTGTAGTGCAGGCTCATACTGACCTTGAGACATAAAAGAGTTTGCAACCCTTCTTTTTTCGTTTTTTTCATCCCTAGCTATCTTATCATCCAATCTTTGTTGTTGAGTATCGTAACGTCTTTGTTCTTCTTCTCTCTGCTGTCTAGCTAATTCTTTTGAATCTTCATATCTTTTATCTGCCAGTTGCTGTCTTTCAAGAGCTAGTTGGTTTCTCTGGTAATCGTTAAAATAATCTGGCAGTCTATCTAAAAAGTCTGCAAGGGGATTGTCAAACCTAGTAGGGCCTAACCTCTGTCTTCTACTGTATATACTTCTAGTGTGTCCCGGCATCGTAATTATCCTTAACCATATAGATCATCATAATATTCACTCATACCTTGCTCAAATTGATCCTGAGTAATGTACTGACCAGAGTCATTGTCCCAAACATAACCAACACCATTAAAAGTTACAGCACCTTGATCTGACGTTGGTAAGCTTGAAACTGTAGGTGGTGGAGCTGTATATGTGCCAAACTCAGCACCCTGATTTATCAAGCTAGCCGCCTCTCCCAATGTCTGTGACTCAAATTGTCTAGCCGCTCTTTCTTGTGCAGACTCAAGTTGACCCATAGCACTTTCTCTTTGCTGTGCTTGTTGTTGCTGTATTGCACCAGAACCAGCAAATCCCATACCAGCTTGTTGCTGTTGTGCCTGTTGAGTTCCAGAAAGCAAACTGCTTTGTAAACCAGATGCCAGTTCATTTAAAGAACTAGGGTCGAACTGTTCAAATAAAGCTAGTTGTTCTGGAGATGCAGTAATACCAGCATCCTGTAAAATACTTTGTATTCCACCAACTCCCCCACCGTACTGGTATTCAATAAGGCCACCATCTTCCATTCCACTAAAAAAACTACCACTTGCCAATGAAGGGCCTGCAAAAATAGGAGACTGTCCTTGAGATAGTGATCCAAAGTAACCTGAAAGCAAATCAGAGTCTCCTAGTGAAGATGGGATATCAGGAGAAAGCCCTCGACTTAAACCCGACTCAACACCGCTAAGAGCACCTTCTGTGGTAAACTGCATATCTGGTAAAGCCCCTATACCAGCACCAGTTGAAGGATCAAAAACACGTCTTGATTGAGAAATAACATCTCCTGTACGAGAGCCAGTTGAAGGGTCAAAAACGGGGCTTCGCATATCTATACCGGGAGTTTTAAGCTCTGCCATGTTCAACAAACCTGTATCCGCAATAGGAACAGATTTAGCTAATTGAGCCGCTCTTAATTTTCCTCCTGCATCTCTAGCCTTTCCAAATATACCTCCACCCGGAGTTAATCCAGCAGTAAGACCTGCTTTCGCACCTGCAAGTAAAGCTCTTTCACCCATACCTCTAGTGTAATCTCTACTAGCTTGTTCTACGTCTCTAAAAGCCTGCTGTGCAAATACAGTTCCTTCTGTCTCCGCTTTTCTTGTTTTGCCAGCACCAAGACCTTCACCTGCTCTCCTACCTAAAGCAGTTCCAAGGCCAGCGGCTAATCCCAAACCTAAACCACCAGTACTTATTCCAAGAGCACCTAATGCGGCTGAACCAAGTAAGCCACCAGCTAAACCACCAATACTACCAAACAAACCACCACGTTTTTGTCTTTTGGCTTCTGCTCTTTGTTGTTCCTCTAGCTTTCTTATATCTGCACGTCTTTGCCTAGAGCGAGCAAGTATAGCCGCACCACGACTAGGTTGCCCACCAACTTGCATCATTTCCATTAGGCTACCAGATTTACCCATATCAAAGCCCATCATATTAGGGCCGGATTTCATAGGTAAGTAACCTTTTGATTTTGAGGAATGTTCAATCATGGTATAATTCCTTAGAATTTAATAAAGTTTTTATCATATTTCCACCTCTACTCGCCATAAAGAAGAAACAAAAAATTCTTTTACACTTGTTGTAATACCAGTGTCTGATGGCGTTATGCTAATCATTGCAACATCATTAGATTCTATTGTTGGTGAACTGCTCCAGTCGGACTCATTTACTGTAAGAGTTGTGTTGTCTACAGTGTTACCTAAAGCTGAAGAATCATACAAAAAAGTGCAAACCTCGTCAACTGTTGCATCTCCATCGTCCATTTTCTTTATCTTAAAAAGAATGTCATCTGTGTTGTCTTCAAACACAGGAACTTTAAATAGTATTTTTGAACAATGCATTTTAAATGGAGTTAAAAACCCTACGTCACATCTTGTGGATGTGGTATCTGTTGAACTAGACCAAGGTAAAAAAACTTCAGACGTGCCTAAGTTAACACTAAAATTGTGTGTAAACACACGATAGTCTATGAATTTGTGTGAATATTTTAAAGTATTTGTAGTTAGTGTCCTATCTACATATTGATCGCCATTATTGGACATATACGATTTCCACAACTGTCCAAACTTTTTTCTGTATACTGCTAACTGACTATTTGATTTTTTCTCAATAGCAATCTGTCCTTCTACCATGCCATTTAAAGATGGCTTACCTTGAAACTCTACAGAGGCTTGTTTTGTGTTTTGGATTCTTCTAGTATCTCTATCCATTAGGTAACATTTTTGTTTCTAATGTATCTATATTCAATGCTAATGTCATTAAACTCATATACCCCAGATGTAGTAGCCGCAAACTGTATCTGCAAGCTTTGACATTCTATAGTAGAGGATGGCGTTAATGTTACCACATCCCATGCACCACTGGTATCCGCTAAATTACCTGTAAATGTACCACCGCCACCAGTAGAAAAATTTTGCTTACCATCAATAGCATATTTAAAAGGAGTTGTTACAGAACCATTAGACTTATAAGTAACAATAACTTTATATACTTTTTTAATAATACCGGGCTCACCAAAATCTATATCCCTTGTAATAAATACTTGATGTGCATTTGCGAGACTAATAGGTAAAAACTTTTTAAAGCTAGTGGTAGTGTGTGATGCATTGTTGTTAGTAGCTACAATTAAATTATTGTTCCAATCTGTAGAAAAGTTGCTAAATAAATGACTGTCTGTAAAGATAAGATCGTGAAATACCCAACCATCTGAATCAAAATCATATATCCAACCTTCATCTGAATCATCAGAAGAATCGTTGGGGCTTCTCATAATAACTAATGAGTTGCTAATACTATCGTAACCAATCATAGGGTCTTTTACGTTTGCTGTACCACGATACCATGCGTTCCA